CTAGTAAAGCTGAATATAGATCGTTTGTTGAAAAATTATTTTGATATATTTTAACACCTAAATCTCTTAAAATATCGGCTACTAAATCTTTAGATACACCATAATTTAAACGATTATCAGCATTAAATTTATTTGTAACATCTTTAATATAAACCCAAACACTATCAAAATTTTGTCCAACCATATCAACAAATAGTTGATATTGATCATTACTTGGATCTTCTCTTAAGTAAGAAGGTATAGCATTTATTAATTGATTATTATTTTCTTCATCATACAATGATGCTGAGATAGATTGGGTGGTTAAAAATGATAAGCCTACTACTGAATTAGCTCCAGCATTTATGTAAGGATAAGTTGAATTAGTTTTAGGCCAAGAATAACTTCCTGATTCATAATAAAGATAATATTCGTATCCACTAAAACCGGTTATAATTTCATCTATTTTATTTAACCAGACATTATTACTAGCAGATACATAAGTACTAGTAGTACTAGGACCTGCTATACTAGCACTATACTGATATGTTTGAAGTAATGATAATTTATAATAAAAATTTTCTAATTGATTTAAAGCCGAACCAAAAAACACAAAATCAGAATAATCAGAATAATCAATATTAATTTCTAATCCTTTCTCAGCTAATATACTGTTAATTTGATATTGTAGACTACCTGTTCCTAATGTTGATGTATTAGAAGTTAAATTATTATAAGTATAAAAAGGTGTTGAGTTATTAATTTGATCTTTAAGAGCTATATTTAAATTAGGTCCTTGTAACGGAATACCATCATCTAAAAAATCAAAGGTTTGAGTTATATTAATATTATAAGCAACCGGATTAGATATAGTTTCTACTACCCAACATTGAGAATTAATATCAAAATCTTGAGGTAAAGGTTCATATAATTTAATTAATACTGTTGGGTTTAAAGGATCTGTAGGGTCTAATAAAATATTATTAGCAATAACTAAGTTATTATTTCCAAAATCTAAATAAAAATCTATAAATACACTACTGCTAACTCTATAATCTATAAATTCATTTGTTGCAAATATAACATCTGCGTTTGAAATAGAGGTAGTATCTAATCTAACTTCGGTTCTATCAGAACTAATTTGGCTTATATAATAACGAGATTCGTAACTTGATGCTAATCTATTTTTTAAAAAATTATATAATGTATTATAATTACCTTCAGTAAATCCTTGACGTTTTAAATCTTGTTCAGGATCAATAACTAAAGTATTATCAATTAGAGAATAAACAGGATAACTATCATCATTAACATATAGTGGAGTTCCATTTAAATCATAAATAAAATATTCAATATGATCAACAGTAGGATCAAAAGTATCAAATACATCTGTAGCTATAATAAGACTAGTATCCTGAGTAGAATATTCTTGTAACTCAAATGTTTGAGGGTTTAATTGTGATATGTTAACTATTTCAGCCATTTATTATATTGTCTTTGTTATATCTACTATTTGTTGTTGTAAATCTAAGTTTTCTTGTCTTAATTGTGTTACCTCTTCTAATAATGATTGAACTAAATCATCATTTTGAGTTGTACCACCTATATATTCTGTACTCGTCGTAATAAGATACTGATGAGAGTTTATATCTCCAAATTTAGGGATAACATAAAATAATTGTTGGTAATAATCAAAAAACTGTTGTATGCTGATATTATCAGCGTTAGGTACAATAGTTTGAGTTGGATCAACAGGTTGGGTCAATTGGGTAAAATTATTGTCAATTACCTTATTGTACTGTGCTTTGTTGTACTGTTGTTTTACTAATGTTATTTGGTCTGCCATTATCCGTTTATAACTTTAAATGAATATTGATCATTAAATACTAAAGTTGAACCATCAATAGTTGTTTGAATTAATATAGTATAATACCTTTCAGGTTCTAAACCATTCATATGTACATCAAAATAACTACTTGTAGAATCACAACTTAATTGAGTAAATTGATTATCAAACCCAATAACATATTCATTTGTATCTAAATCTTTAATAGCATAATAAGATGCAGTTGGTAAAGCATAGTTTACAGTATTTTGATTTACTGTACTCCATACTTGTGCTGGGTATTCTGGTCGGGCATAAACTCTAAATCGGTTAATACTTTCAGAATAAAAGAAATTAGGATTTTGAGCTAATGTTATAGTTGCGGGTAAAGTATTTAAAGTTGATAAAGTACCGGGATTATATGAGTAGTCTCTCCAACTAAATTGAAGTTGAGGAGGATATATAGTGTGAGTATCAATTGAAAAGAATTTTAACTCAGGTTGAATATTAATATTATTTACAAATTCAGATCCTGAAGATTGTTTTATTATTAAACCATCCCATGAAATTGAGCCCGTGTACCAAGCTCTAACTATGTTAGTAATATTCATGTTGATATCTTTATCACTAGAATAATTAAATACTTGAGATTGAGTTATAGGATAAGTATTAGTGTTAAACCAAGTAGATGTAGATCCAGTCCACCAATTTCCACCACCGGATGGTGCAAATGCTATATTATATGAAGCAGTTACACATGTTGGATAACTACTTGTTAACCATTGAACTGAACCGGAATAATCCTTCCATATCCAACTTGTACCATTAGTTACAGTAGGTTCATCTAAATAATGTCCTGTTCCCATTCCCCAGTCACCGTAAACAGGAAAACAATCTAATGTTGTATTTAATGCTAATCCAGTTGCGGTTGCTACAAAACATTGTAGTTCTGCTTTCCATGGAAAAACAGATTGGGAATTTAATAATTGAGCTGAGCTACTAATTCCCATTATGTTTTCTAATACATTATCTACTTCATCTGGGGAGAATTGAATAAGAAATCTACTAGCTGCTGGGTTTGAGTTATTAGTAGAACTAATTTGTGTTTCAGTAGCTTCAATAATTTCATCTAATCCAGTATTCATATTAGGGAATAAAGAATATATTGTAGCGTCTTTAGTGGGGAATATTTTATATACTGCCATTGTTTAATATTATAGTGGTACTACTTTTCCTTGAATATCTTGATTTGGATATTTAACTTCAAAAATAGATGGATCAAGTGAAGGATAAATTACATTTGCACTTGTAGCTGCTGATATGTCATAAGCATAAGGACTATATCCTATGTTTTCTCCAACTAAATTTGTTATTGAAATATTTTTTACTGTTTGTACTCCTGTTATTTTATCTAATAAGATATATAATTCTCTCAATACAATAGGTTGATTAATTGACCAATTATCTATTGCAAAATAAGCTTTAAGAGCAGTTATACAATCTATTAATACTTGATTATTATTATAGTCTGGTAGGACTATTATTTCAAAGTTAACTCCAATATTAACTATAAATCCGTCTCTAATATTAACAGCATCTCCAATCATTCTATATTGGGATAAATATGTTGTTAAATTTTGTTTTAAGGCCGTAGAAGCCGTTCTTAATGTACTATCAGCGTTATAGCTTAAAACATATAAGTCCAACACAGAATTAGACTCTCCTGCGGACATACTAACGCGTTTAGATGGTTCTATATATGCTTTAGATATAACACCGTATTTAGCAGGCATTGAAAGTGCTCTTACAAGATAATCATCTTGAGTTACATTACGTTGTTGAGATGCAAAATTTGCGATTGCGTTTTGTCTAATTTGCTCTACTGTATCTCCATCTCCTCCTCCATCAGCTGCAAATAAATTAGTACATGCTAATGAAGCAAATATTGTATTAGCTGTAGTAGTATTTAAATTTGAATTTAAAAATGTAGCTGAAGTATTAATGGTATCAAGAGTATTTGCGGCTACATTAGCTGTAACTCCACCACCTGTTAAATATCTAACTGTTAAAGTTGTATTTGAAGGAGCAATACCATAAGTTCTTGTAAATAAGAAATTTGAAGGTGAATATGCTGTTGTTAATTTTGTTTGTTCAAATGGTAATCCTATACCCACATTATTAGGATTAGGAGTAATACTTTCATCCACATCATTTGATGTACCCGCACCAAATTGTATTTGTAATGTAGTTGAATTTATAAAACGTGTAGCATAACGACGTTGTTCTTTTTCTAATTTTAAAAGATAAGGAGCATTACCTTGATCATAATAATAATTAGGATCGTTTGGATTAGTATTTTTAAGTGGTTTATAGACCATTTCTTGACCTAAATAATCTACTTCATACCATGTATTACCATCACTATCTACTATATCCAAAATTCCTACAATTTGATTTGTATTAATTTCAACAGTAGAAAATTGTTGTGCCGCTCCAAAACTAAAAGTTGTTGTATTAATAGTTGAAGATATTGCTTTTCTATCTTTTTTAAGTAAAAAATATGTTGGATTACCTCCAGAAGTAGAATATACTGTTACTTCTGTTGGATCTTGAGAAGATGATACTGTAAAATCTACAGGATCAGCTACTAAAAATGGAGAAACTCCAGTTAAAGATGAACCGATTGTTGTATTTGCAGGTAAAAATAATGCATAATCATAATCCGGTATATATGTTGATCCGGATAATTTAGCTGGTAATTGTTGGTAAAAACTAATATCTGTAGTTGCAACTTGAGTTACTGTTGGTTTATAACCAAACATATATGCTAATTCAAATAAATTATTTGTTTGACGAGCATATTGTAAAAAGTTTTCTTGAAATTGATTATCAAGATAAAAAGATAAAACATCACCAACATAAGCGGCCATCTCCATAAACATCATACCTGGTGAGGTAGGACTAAAATCATTATAGGTTGTAGGAAAATACGTTCTAGCATAGTCTACTAAACTTGCTCTTAATTCGGTAAAATCCTTATTGATATATTTTATATCTTTTTTAGTGTTATTAACTGCCATTATTGAAATGATATTTGTAATTGATCAGATATTCCTGTATCTTTAACATTATATTTTAAAACTACGGTTATTGTGTTATCGTCTGGGTTTTGTAAAATGTCTAATGATGCTACAATAACATTAGGAAAATAAAGAGATAATTGAGATTGAATATCTTCTTTTAAACCTTCTATATTTCCATTTGTTATTTGTTCAAATATAAATGCTCTTAAATTGGCACCAAAACTTACGTTTAAATATCTTTCGGTTTTATTTGTTAAAAAATAATTTAAAAGATTATTTCGAACAGCATCTTTTGTAGTATATGTTTGAAAAAATACGTTAGGTGCATTAAAAGGGATAGAAACACCAACCGCGGTTCCGGGTTGGGTGTCTATTGGAAATATTTTTTTAGCGCCGTATGCCATTATTTACTCATTAATCCCATAATTTGATCTAATCCTAATTCACCTTCAGGCAATTTACCATTGATAGAATCAACGGGTCCTTGAGGTCTAAAAGGCATATTATTTGTTGAAGCCGGAGTACCGTGTTGCATTTCTTCAAGTATACCACCGAACATAGCTTTACGTTCAGCAGCGGTTAATTGTTTAGGTTGAGAAACAGTTGGTTGAGCATATGTGTTTTGAGGTACATATGATTCTGTAACTACTGTTGCTTTTGGTGCTTTAACAGCTTCTAATAAAATTTCACGCAATTCTTCTTGAATTGCTTCTTTTACTGCTTCTTTGATGAGTTTTTTAAATTTTGTTGTTTCCATCGTATTATAAATATTAAAATTAATAAGCTTTTAAATTATCTCTATCAATTATTAGTTTAAGTTCGTTAATTAATATTTGAGGTTCAAGAGTAAATGATAATTCTGTTGCTACAAGAATAATACCACTTTGATTTTTACCTACAGCTCTATAACGATTTACAGTTGGGGTATAAGGTACAGTCTCAATTTCAATTAAAAATCCATTATATGTTGTTTGATTAATAGTAGCATTGGCTTGTATTTGTTGAGCCGATATTGATATTATATTATCTGAAAGTGAAGTTAATCCTGGAAATGAGGAATTACTTGCTAAATCAGGTACACATTGCTTTAATTTAACGTCTAATGCTGATAATATTCCTACTAATTGTTGTATATATATGTTTATTATTGATATTGGAATAGCAGCAGCTGCAATAGAACCGGCTATTTTAGGTAATCTTGCTTCACCTGTAGGTGTAAATAATTTTTTACGAATTATACTTTCTAAATCTGCTAAACCTGAGGTAATAGCTCCTGGTACTCCGGGTGGTGATGGTATAAATTTTGAAGCCGCAGATAATAATGTTTTTGCTGTGTCTAGAGAAGATATTACTATTTCAGTTAAACTTAAAAATGTAGATAAACCAGTAATTGTTTTTGTTATATTATCTAATTGTTTACCTATTGTATTTAAAGATACTACTAAACCATTTCGAATTGTGATAATTTTTTTAATAGCAGGACTATTAGGATTAGGACAACCACTAGCAAATACTGTTTTTAATATAGGAGGTATCTGTTTAGGAAGTTCAGCAAATGAAAATGATCCAAAATTTGTTAATTGAGAACGTAAATTATCTTCAATAGCTTGTGTAGCTACGGGTATTGCTTCTTTTTTAGCAGTTAATGTACCTATTTGTACATCTAATCCTTTAACACCATTTTTTCGTTTAGCATCTAAAGTATTGATTTGATCTTGTATTTTTTGTTGTTCTGCATTTGCTGTAGCTTTTGCCTTTGTTATTTCATTTTCTACGATCTGAGTGATAAATTGTCTAACTAAATCAATAGCAATAGGTATAAGTCCAACTATAATCTTTTTACCTAAACTTGTTACAATAGCTCCTAATTTAGCTGTACCTTTAGGTTTGTCAGTATTAGCATTATTAATAGCAGTAGCATCTACAGGTATAACTTTTTGAGCATTACCAGCATTTATAGCCTCTTCTTTTTTACGTTGCGTATCTGTTTCTTGTGGAGTTGGAGGAGGAGTTGGAGGAGTAGGTGGAATATATCCGGGTTGTGGGGTTATATTCCAATCATTAATAGTTTTTATATTTTGTAATTTTCCTTCTGCTTTTAAGTTATCAATTAAAGCTAATTTAGCTTCATCTAAAAGTACAGATACATCAGCAGAAGTTGATGGTTCTCCAGTATATATTAGTAATCCATCTTCATATATACGAATTCGTTTAGTAAAACCAGATTTTATAGTATCATAAGTATAATTTGCCATTATGAAGTTTTAACGTATTTAGATTTAGTATCTTCTAAATTTGATTGTAATTGATTTAAAGTAGTTATCATTTGAGAAGCAGCCATATTAAGTGGACCTAAAGGAGAACCAGGAGCAGTACTTACAGCTGTTGAACAAATATTCATAAAGGCATTTAAATTTGTTATTAATTGATTCAATAATTGCACAGTTGTATTGCCTAATAAAACAGGTTGTGTTGCATCTTTAGAACCTAAATATATATTATTAGATTGTATTATAGTATTAGGAGCATCAATATTAACCGAAGTAACAGCATTTAAATTAACTGTTTTTTTAGCACTTAATAAAATATGATCTGTGGTACTGTTAAATACTAAACGACCCGAACTTACTATTAACTGATTACCTGAGTATTTGTTAGGTATTATAGGTGTATCAGATTTATAACTAACATAGCTTGTAGAAGATGCATTTAAAGGAATTTGTTGGGTTGAAGTAGCATAAATAGAAACTAAATCATTATTAATATCCTCAGTAATAGGAATCCAACCTTCTTTACTTACATTATTAGGTTGGCCATTTCTTAAAATAATAATAGGATCACCATTATTACCAACAGCAGACCAATTATTAGGTTGATTTTTAACAGTTGAACCAAATCGTATACTATTACCCCATCTACCTTCTTGTATAACATCACCTTCAAAAGGTAAAAGTGGATGAATATTACCACGTTCTTTAAAAGTAGCACCTAAAAAAACTTGTGTAGGATTATTTTGAGGTGTTACAACACTACCGGCTTGAGTTTCAATATATGATTTTTGTTGTGGTGGAGCCGGTTCGTTACTATCAGAAGGATAAGCATTTTGATGAGGATGATTCCAAACCGATGTTACCCCCATATAATATGTTTGATCACCTGAAGATGAATTTCCTATTGTTTTATTAGGTAAATTGACTATAAAAACTATTTCATTTACTAATGGATAATTTTTTAAATTAGGATTTAAAGGATAAGCAAGAGCATATCCTCCAGAAGTTGTTGTTTGTTGGGGATTTATAACACTATCGTACTCAATTACTCCTAAAGCATTCCATCCACCTAATTCTTTAAAACGAGGATGAGATTCAGTTAATAAAATACTTTTTACACGTACTGGAGTAAGTGTAGGGTTAATTTGAGTTTTACCCAAATTACCTGTAGGTGTATTCATCTGCTGGTTGACAGCTTCTGGTCCAAATAGTTGTTGAGTAGCCATTATTTATTTTCTCCGTGTATTTTATCTATTTCAGCAAGTAATTGAGCTTTTTCTTCATCCGAGATACCAAATCCACCATCATCTGTTGATGTTGAATTTAATGCACGTTGGATAATAGTGGCCATTTTGATAAGTTGCTCGTCATTTTTAACACTTATTTCTAAGTATTCTTTAATTAACGGTACTATCAAAGTGGCATCACCTATATCACTTATTAGTGGTTTTAACTCGGATATTAGAGCGGATATTTGTTTATCTTTTTTCTTTTGATTGTCGTATATCTCTTCTAATATGCTGCTAAATGTTTTCTTGCCAAAAACTACGTTTTCTAATGAACTCATACGTTTTATTTTTGACTATAAATATTATAACTAAAAATTTGTATATCCGTGTTCT